ATGCGGCACGGGAACTTGTCCGTGTTGATGTCGTACTGGCGCACGATCCGCATCGAGATCCCGTCGTAGACCTCGCGGGCGGCGAAGTCCACGCCCTTGGGCATCACGAGATCTGCCGTGGCGAAGGCGAACGCCTCCTTGTGGTGCGCGAGCGAGATCCCGTAGGCCGTCGAGGACGACCCGATCGTGGTGATCGCCGCGTTGTCGGCCGGCGAGCCGGTGACGTTCTGCTTGGCGCCGCTCGTGGTGATGCTCGGCGAGATCGAGATGGTGAGGTTCCCGGTCCCGTCCGCGGTCCCGTCGGCCGTGGCGACGAACTGCTGCAGCTCGCCCGTGTCGGCCTTGGTCTCCGGGTGCACTCGGTTGACGCCGGCGATGGTGAAGATGTCACCCTTCTTGAGCACCGCGGCCGAAGCCGTCCAGCCGTCGGTGACCAGCGAGGAGCCGGTCTGGTTCGCGCCGTTGACCAGCGGCGTGCCGCCCAGGGTGCCGGGGGTGTGCGAGGGGATGAGCGTGGTCTCGTAGACCGCGCCGAAGCCCGCCGTGATCCCCACCAGGCCCTCGCGGTACTGCTTGCGGATCTGGGTGGCGTCCTGGAACAGCCCCTTGAGCGCGTCGACCAGGTCCACGTTGTCCTGCGTGTTCAGGCACAGCGTGCGCCGGTCGTAGGGGGTGAGGTTGTCGGTGAGCTTCTTGCGCGACTCCATGAGCTTGGCGAAGGTCGCGGCGTTGCCGACGTTGTTCGCCTGGTTGTAGACGTCCTTGTACATCGAGAACGCGTCGGCCTCGATGTTCGCCGCAAGCACGGCCATCGCCGGCTCGAGGATGCGCCGCGAGAAGTCGTCGAGATCCATGGTCAGCTCGGCGGAGCTGAAGTTGACGTCGACACCCTTCTGCGTGGCCACCTGGAGCGTGGTGCTCGCCTCGGTCGTGTCCTGCGCCGAGAGGCTCGCTCCGGAGCGCACCGTGTACTGGTTCGGGAGCCGGATGGTCAGCGTGTCGCCGATCTTGGCGCCCGAGTTGGCGAGGCGCGAGTCGTACTCGCGGTAGATGGAGCCGATGAAGGCGCACTTCTGGTGGAGGATCCGAAGCGCCTCCCTCGTCACCATCGTCGGGGTGAGCAGGGTGTTGGCCATGTGAGCCTACCTCATCGCTACTCGGCGAGATTCCTCCAGCGCCACTTCATCCACGACTGGATGTCCATGCGCTCCGGGTTCGGCGCCGTTCCGCTGCCTGCCGAGCTCACCGGCTCGATCACGGGCGGTGCCTTGCCCGGGGCCGCAGCGCCCGCGGGGCTCGCCTGCTGTTCACCTCCAGGCGACGCCGCCGGCGGCTGCGAGCCGCGGGCAGACGTTGCCTGGCCGATCGCAAGGGCAATGCTCACGGGGTCGTTGAGCGAGGCGATCTCGGCGCACACGTCGGGATGGTTGGCCAGCCAGTAGGCGACCTCCGCGCCATCCTCGGCGCGCATCAGCACCTCGGCCATGGGCGCAGTGATCGGCAACGCCGGATCGAAGACCTTCGCCTCGAAGTCCGGGTGCTGCTTCTTGAACTCCGCGACCTGCTCCGCCCATGAGTCCGTCGCGGCCTTGCGCTCGGCCTGTCTGCGGACCTCGTCGAGGTCCTGCGGGACGGGTTCCTCGTCCCTGGAGCGCTCGGCCGCGAGCCTCTGCTCTACGCGGTGCGAGACCAGGGCGTCGATGAACTCCTCGTAGCTGCCGAAGTCGTCCTGCTTGGGCTCCGGCTTGCTCGGCTCGCGAGCGGTCTCGGCCCGGCGCAGGGCGGCCTCGGCGGCTTGTCGGAGCGCGTCGCGCTCGGCCTCGACAGCCTTGAGCCTGCCCTTCAGTCTGCGGATGAGTTTCGCGGTACCGTGCTTGCGGTCCGCTTCGGCCTCTCCATCGCCGTCCGGCTTCTTGGCGCCGGCCTGCTCTGGCGCGCCATCGGGCGCGTCCGGCGTTTCGCCTGGGGAAGGCTCAGCCGCCGGCGGGCTGTCAAGCGTCTCGGGGGTCGCCTCGGCGGGTTTGGACTCCGCTTCGGCGGGCGGGGCGCTCGCGTTCTCGTCTGTCATCGTAGTAGACCTCGCGTGGGATTTCTAGTTCTGCTGCCCGAGGGCAGCCTGAAGGGTCTGCATGACCACCGCGCGGATGTGCTCGTCGAGAGCAGCCTGGTCGATGGGGCCAGCGCCCCGGAGCTGCTCGGTCTTGGCCTGCGCCTCGGCGATGTCGGCCTGCGCCTTGGCGATGTCGGCCTGCGCCTTCGTCTCCTTGGCCTGGAGCTCGAGCTGGACGATGCGCAGCTCGGCAAGCTGCTCGGGGGTCGGCTGCGGCGGGGGCTGGTCTTGGCCGCCTGGAGCGGTTAGCTCGGGCGGGAGCGTGCGCTTGAGGCGCTCGGCGAGCTCGTCGGCGCCCGGCCAGTCCATGTTGCGGGCCAGGATGTCGGAGGCGATCTCACCGAGCTTCGGCGCGGTGCGGAACAGCTCCATCATCGAGTCAACCGCCTGCTGGCGTTGGGTCGTGTAGGCCGGGCCGGTGGTCACGCGCACGTTGAAGCGTCCCGCGGCGAGGTTGCCCACGCTCACCACCTGCCCGGTCTCCTCGTCTCGCACCTGCTGGTTGACCCGCACCCAGGCCTCGCGGTCGCCCTCGAGGCCGAGGCGCACGACGCGCTCACCGGTGTAGACATGCGGGATGAGGTCGATCAGCACCAGGCCCGCGTACTCCATCGCCCGGGCGAAGTTGTCGTGGAACGCGAAGGTCCCGACGTCGCCTTCCTGCTGGCGGAGCTGGATCGCACGTCCAGAGGTCTCGTTGCTGCGCGCCCCGAGGCTCGCGTCGTAGAGCCCCGTGGTGGCCTTGAGGTCCTCGGCCGCCGAGGCGACCTGCTGGGCGAAGCCTGCCGAGGGGAGCGCCGGGGGCTGGCGGGTCGGGGCAGGTAGCGTTTTCCCATGTGAGTCCCAGGGCAGCACCGAGATCGCCCGGCGGTTCGCGCTCTCCCACAGATCGCGGAACTTGGCGATGGTGTTGATCTCGGCGACGAAGGGCGCCTTCGGGGCCAGCGCTACCGCCTCGACCTCGGCCGAGCGCGAGTAGTTGAACATCCGCTGCGCGTCCTTGGCGTTGCGGATGAGCCCGCGCACGCTCGGGCGCCCCTCGCGGTTGATGAGCTTGCCGTAGCACGGGATGATGGGGACGTACTTGCCGGGCCAGTCGACCGGCCCTTGCAGCACCTTCGTCCCCGAGACCTTGTACCACCGCATCCGGTAGCGCGCTGTTGGACGCGACCGAACTACGCCGATGCCGGCCGCGGCGAGCTCGTCGAGCACCTTCTCGACCTCGGACTGGTAGACGATCCGCCCGTCGCTGAGCTCGAGGAGCGTGTCCTTCGCGCGCTCGCGCACCCAGTACTCGGCGACGCGCACCCCGTCTCCGGCATACCAGCGGCCGCGATCGTCACCGAGCGCGCTCGCCTCGACATCGCTCGGGGCTGCGTCGGCGCCGAACTGGCGCTTGAAATCGCGCTCGCGCAGCACCTCGGTCACCAGCGCCCAGTCTGCCTTCTCCGGGCCCTGCAGCACGGCGTTGGGGTCAAGGTACACGGTGAACGGGTTGAAGATCTGCTCGAGCACCAGCTCGGTATCGAAGGAGTCCGGCAGATAGCGCGTGTTGATCCGGAAGGCCCCGAACCCGCAGGCGACCATCTGCTCGAAGGCGTGGGTGCGCGCGCGCAGCGCCTCGGGCGTGGACTGGATCGAGGTGAGCAGGCCGTTGTACACCTGGGAGAGGTCGAAGCTGCTCTCGCCGTCGATCTCGGGGACCTTGGCCGCGCCCTCGTCGACCTCGACCGGCACCGCATGGATGGCGATCCGCGCCTGGCGGTGATCGCCGACGACCTGGTCGACATAGGTCGGCAGCCGGTTGAAGGTCAGGCAGGGCCGCGCCTCGGCCTCGCGCTCCTTCTTGACCGCCTCGGCCCACTGTTCCCCGTCGAGAAACGCGAGATCCTCGAGGGCCTGCTCGCGGTTGTCTGCCTCGAACTCGGCCGCCTCCTTGAAGCGGTCGCGGATCTCTCGGAGAAGGTCTTCCTCGCTGCTCATGCCGTCATCCATCCGCTTGCTGATAGGCCCTGCGCTGCATGCGGCTTCCACTCGTCGGTGCCGCGGTCGCGCACGATGCCCGGGAAGAGCTCAGAGAGGGCCCAGATCACCGCATCGGCGCGGTTCGGGCTTCCCTCGCCGAGGTAGCCGGACGTGGTGAACGCGGCCAGCTCGTCCTCGAGCTCGTGGAGGTGGCCGACGTGGCGCACCTTGCCCTGCTCGTAGAGCGCGGCGATCGGCTCGGCGCGCACCACCTTGCCGCGTGATGCCGTCACCTCCCGAAAGGTCGCGTTGGGCGCCGCGGCCTTGATCACGTAGCCGACCATCGCGCCGCCGAAGTTGGTCTCGCCGACGATCACGTCGGCGGCGTGGCGCTCGTAGGCGGTGGCTGCGACCCGCCCCCAGACCGCCGGCCCGGCGAGAACGGTCAGATCCTCGAGCACGTAGGCGTTGCCATCGGTGCCCAGCGCTGCGACCCCGATTCCGATCTCGTCGTTGCCGGCGTTGTCCTCGTCGCCCGCGCCGGACGGGTCGACCCCGATCACGACGCGCTGCAGATCGGGGAGCCTGCCGTCGGTCACTCGCCACTTGTCGATGGTCTCGGGCGTGAAGAGCTGGCCGGGGGTCGCCTCGGCGAACTCGCCCTCGAGGAAGCGTCGGCGCATCCTGGCGGGCAGGCTGCGCAGCGTGTCGATGTAGCCCTCGGGGAGGTTGGCCTCGTTGTCGACCGGGTTCATGCGCAGCGCCACGTACGCGCCAGGGTCTGAGAGCGGCTGGCGGGTCTCGGGATCACGCTTCTCGATGAAGATCCGGTGCGTCCAGTGGGCGGCGCCCGGCGGGTTGCAGTCGTAGTACATCTTGCGCTTGAGCGCGTGGCGCTCCCCCGCGAGCTCGTAGCTACACGACTGCGCGAGCCGAGTCAGGGCGACGTTGCGCGAGTGCCAAGAGATCTGCGAGCACTCGTTGAGGAAGATGCTCGCGTGCTCCTGGCCGAGCACCTTCTCGACCCGTTCCTTGTCGTCGAGCCCGCCGAACCAGATCTGGGAGCCGGTGTCGGCGAGCTCGGCGAACCAGCTCGACTTGTCGACCCGATAGCGCCGCTCCGGGAAGCACAGCTCCATCACCCGCGGGAAGGTGTCGAGCACCACCGAAGCGCGCACGTGGGCGAAGCGGTGGCGCAGCACGGCGTGGCGCGAGCGGGCCGCCTTGAGCGCCCGGATCACGATGGCCCGCAGGATCAGGAACGTCTTGCCGCTGCGCGAGCCGCCGTAGAGGAGCACGTGCGGCGCATCGGAGGCGAGCACCTGGTTGGCCTCACGCTGGCGAGCGGTCAGCTCAAAGCTCGGCATCGTCTCGGGTCAGCAGCAGCGGGATCGGTCCGCCGTTCGGGCCACTGAGCTCGTGGCGATCCTTGTACCGCTCGGGCATGTGCCCCTTGAGCAGCAGCTCGAGCATGCGGTCGGAGTAGCGGCGCACGTAGCCGACCTCCTCGCCCTGGTAGTAGATCGGCTCGAGCCACCCCTCGACGGCCCGGCGCCGGGCCTCCTGCTCGAGGGCGTCGACCGCCTCGGCGAGCGCCTCGTCCCAGGCGGCACGGAACTCGGGGTCGCGCTCGCGGTGCTCGTAGGCCGTCGCCCGGCATGAGCCCACCTCGCGGGCGGCCTGAGTGATGTTCCCGCACTCGCGCAACCGCGCGAGGAAGCGGGTGCGGCGGCGCTTGTCGAACAGCACGCGCGGCTTCTGCTTCGCGCGATGCGTGGACTTCGCCGACTTCGAGGTCTTCCTCGTCACCGCGCGCTTCTTC